TCCATTTGATATGCACGTTCAAATCTTGAGTGTATATTTTCACCAAAGATTGGATCATTTTCATCAAAGTCTTCACGAGGTAGATACCAAATATCGTGTCCTTGAATACGTATGGATTCCACTAAAACATCTTCATATAGTCGTATTTCGTTTATTTTTGTTGCTGCGTAGTTGTGAAAATAATGACTCGTCGCCATTAACCACATCCTCCTTTTATTTTCTTATCTTGCCAATATTTCTTTTTGGCAATACTGATTTTATTTCTTGTTTCTTGAGATTTTTTCACGCCTTTTGATCTGCCTTTTAATTTTTCGGAAAGTTGTTTTTTCTTTTCGTCTGACCATTTATTCCCATAGTTCGGATTGTTTTTGCCAGTAATATCTTGCTTTTTATGCTGTGATATGGCATTTTTTCTCAACTTATTTCTTGTTTCTTCTGTTATAACTCTTTTTCTGTTGGCCTGCGATATTGCATTTCTATGGCTTTTGGACAATTTTCCTTTAGTTTGTAGATTGCCTGCACCATATGATCTATTTAGCCAAATGTTGGATTCTGTCATATTCATTCTTTTTATGACTTTCATTTCCCATATGATTGCAGAATCTCTATTTTTGAATGTTTTTCTAATCTCAATAATGTCGGGTTCCCCATATTCTTCTCTAAAATCCTTTACATATTTAGATGATGTGAAATATGTATTCCATAAATCTTGAGGATTACATTTTTTAGCATATCTTACTCCATAATACCATTTATTATGGTTTGACCATCCAATAAGATATGTGTATGGTACATAAATATCCATATGCTGATACCTCCTTACAGGTGTTAGAACTGGTGGATGTTTGCAGACATCGTGACCAGTATTTTACTATAGAAATATATAAAAATCAGCCCATTATAAACCGGGGGACTTCTTCGAAAGTATCACGAATTAACTGCTCTATCTCTTGAATTTCTTGAACTGCTTCATTATAGATTTGTTGACCATTCATTTGAATACCACCAGGTAACTGCATACCTTGAAATTTCTTCATATTATTTCCCCACTGTTTTTTGATAAGTGCAGTGGTCAATCTTTTGAGCATTCTATCGTTCCACACATCTGTATATGTGCTTGGATCTAATATGATATATCCTTCAATGATGATATACTCGCCAGCTTCAACATCATTATTCCAGTCCCAATCGATATACAGTTTATTTGAATGTCTATTGAATCTGATTGGTTGTTCACCAGAGAACAACATATCCAGTGTTCTGATATGCTGCATTGTCAAAACATAATTGACATATGAAGTGGATGTGAAATCATACAGTTCATGAAGTCTAAGCTGATATCTTAGATCGAACATATTTACAGAAGCATTGGTGGAACCCAGAGGAAATATTCTGGTTACACCAATTATATTTTCTGTGATGGGAATATATTGATTAGCAATATTTTCTGCGGTAACTTGATGTTTGAGATACCATCTTTCAACCGCATCAAAATGAAAGTCTTGAAAGTATTGGAGGGATGAATCCACGGCATCATCAACTTGGTCATCATCTACATTGATTTCAAGAACAGGATGACCAAGTTGGCGAAGACACCAATCTTTATGTTGTTCTCTGGTTGTTGGTATTGCCATTTATTATTCCTAGTGAAAATTTCTTTAATATTTATAAAACTTCAAACCAACAAATGCTAGTTAATCTTTTGCCTTTTGTTATTTTTTTAACTCCATGCATATATTTACCACCTTGAAAACAAATCAATTGTCCTTTTTTAGGTTTCAATTCAAAGTTTAGTTCTGGTATATATAATTCCCCACCTAAATAGTTATCATTCAAATATATTAGAGACGCATATTCTCTCTTAGGAAATTCATTTATTGCCCCATAGTCAGAATGAGGTTGCATTTCATGCCCCTCTTTCCAGATTGTTAAATTCAAATTTTCTATTTTGAATCTTAGTTTGAAGAAATCTTCGCATATTTTTGTGCGTTCTATATTTAATTTATTATTGTAATAATCAGTGTAGGTGGGCCACTTAACTCTATTTGACCATACATCATTAGAATTATGTCTAGTTTCTGTGTTTTTAAATAACTCATAAAGTTCGTCGCACTCATTATTTGACAGATAGTCATCAAGTATCATTATATTCATTTTTAACTTCTTTCATCTTTACAACAGGACTGTTAGCTCTATCGTGATAGAATTTTTGCCATCCTTTTTTAGTGCCATATGTACCTAGATTTTTTTTAAATTCATTTCTTTCATTAGTTTGCCACATTCTATATTCATTAAATTCTTGTGGTTCCTTTTTAATTTTGGGCTCACAATCAATAATTTCCTGTAGTCTTATAGGAAAGGCTCTACATATAGCAGTATCTTTTGGTATTGTAAATTTGCCTGGACATTTTAGTGTTACGCTTGGGAAAAAAGGATATTTGAGAACATCGGTTTCTATTAGTGCAGATATTGTCCAAAATGTATCATTATATTCATTTGGAATAGAAGTTATATATAATGACCAACCATCGGGAGTGTGCCAAGTATATCCCAAATTAAATGTTAGTACACCATGACCAAAATTACTATGTGCTGTATTTCCTTGGTGTACGATTAAATCTTCTTTTTTAGATCCTCCACTCCATTCGATAACGTGATCTTCTATTGTCAACACATCCCACCCAAAAGAATTACAGTTTGTGACAGGACCACATTTGTAGACGTGTGGATTTTCATTCATCCATTCGCGTCTACGTTTAGCAGGTTCAAGCTTTAAATTTGGATGGCCCAATTTATATAAATTTAGAAAAAAATCATTCATCTAAGTCTTGCTCCTGACAACCAAACAACTAAAGATTTTCTTGTTCCTGCTGTTATTTTATCGACCTTATGAGAATAAAATGGGGGAAATAGTATTAGATTTCCTTTGTTTAGTTCGAAAGTCTTTTCTATGTTTTCCGGTTCATATCCTGGATCGACAATCGAAAAATTGCCACCCGTGTATTCATTCTTATTTGTTAAAGAAATGATAGCAGTGAGTTTTCTTTGCAGATATTCTTTGGTCACATAATAATTTAAACCATTCTCAAATCCTATGCTGCTGTCTGGGTGCCATAGAAAAAAATCTTGAGTGTCATATTCAATATAACGGAATGCAGCATGTGTGATACTAAATTTAAAATAATCGTTATTCAACCACATCAATTCATCTAGTATTTTGTCTTTCAATGTTAGTATGGAAGGATTAAAAGAAAATGCTTTATTTGAAACTCTTAATTCTCCTGTACCATGCACGAGAATTGATTTTTCAAATTTATTTCCAGAACGAGTTTTTATTTCTTCGACTATTTGATTTGCTTCTTCTTCCATCAGAAAATCGTTTTTCTTGATAACGCTTTTGAAATAAACAGCTTCTCTAGGTCTTTCATAGTGGTAGTGATTTATAATTTTATGACTTTCACATGAAATCATATTGCTACCAAAATCGATTATTTCATATAACTCCTTATTCCTATTTGTAATGAATACGGCATCAAAGTGATTCCGATCATCTGGTATATTATCTATATTAATAAGATTAAAGTCTTTGCCATATACTTTATATCCCAATAAATCGAAGAATGAGTACAGATTTTTATGATTCACTCCTTGATGCACTTCAAGACATATATCAATTTTATTATTTCTTAGAGTATCTATACCATATTCAAATATAATTTTTTCGGCTCCTTGTACGTCACATTTTAAGAATGATATTCTCATACCTTTACAAAAATTGTCAATTGTTTCCGAAGGACAGTCAATAAAATTTTCTTGGTTATTTTTATTGAATAATATTGAATTGAACGCACTATTATCATTTAGATAATACTTTTCAGAAATATTATTTGTTCCTATGACTTTTTGTATGAAAAATATATTTTGTTTTTTATAATGATTACATAGGTGCATGTAATTATTTTCTAAAGGTTCAAAACCATAATATTCTGAAAATTTGTCTGAAAGAACTTCTGTATACATTCCGCGGTGTGCTCCAAAATCTAGAGCAACACCGTCTGAACCTTTGTGGTTGAATATTATTTTTCTAATAAACAATTCTTCGGTAGATAAATTCATGACAAATTTCTCCTAATCGATAACTTATGGCGCAGATTCCATGGGTGGAGGTGGTGGCGCAGATTCCATGGGT